ATAATAAAAGATAAGAATCATGATGAAATATTCAAATTACTTAAAGAAATAGATTCCTTGCAAGAGGAATATATGTGGGTAGTTCGAACATTAGCAATTAATGGTTCTGACTTTTTGAAACCAGCTCCAAGAAGAAGATTTAAAGCATTCAGTACTAAAATTATGGATATTGATAGAAAAACAAGATGTATACCAAAAATGCGGGATGGAAATAATAAGTTATTTTCAGATGTACAGGGAATGGTTCGTAAAAGTTTAGATTATATTAACCAGGTCGAGTTAATTGAAAAAACAAACGGAATACGTCCATTACCAGTAGGAGTATGCATTCAAGGTCCAAGTCAAATTGGAAAAAGTACATTGATTTCTATAATAACAAAGAAAGTAAAAGAATCTTTAACTGAACATGATGATTTCATAGATGCGATGTCTTGGAGTACCTGGAACACTAATCAAAAAGAAGAAACTTTTGATGAAGGTTACAGGGGTCAAGAAATAGCATATTGGGATGATTGTTTTCAGAGAAAGGATTGTAAAGATCATGTTGATTTTTATCAGAAAGGTAATACTAATGCTATTGGAACATGTCAAGCGAATATTAATGAAAAAGGTAGTCCATACAGAGCTAAATTACATTTAGCAACAACAAATTGTATTCCTACGACATCAACAACAGTTAATTGTATTGAAGCACTTCATGAACGTTTTCCTATCACAATAAAAGTGGATTGGATAGCTGGAAAGAAAGATCTTAAATCAACGGCTTTAGATCCAAATTTTGAACATATGAAATTTAAGATGGGTACAATGATTGAACACGTTAACGATCCAGAAAACACAAAGGTCGTTAATTTAGAAGAAATTGTTGAAAAAATAACTTCTTCAATTATCTTAAACAATCAAAAATATCTAGCACTTCTGGAAACGAATCAAGCAATAGCAAGAGCTATCGAACCAGAAGTAATTTTAAATATGGACGAAGATTGGGATCAAAATGAAATTGATGATGCAGTTACAAACTCTTTTGAGTCTGTAAATGGACCAATTATAACACCTTATCTACCAACAGCAAGAGCGGGAATACCAATAGAATTACCACAAGATGAAATAAGAACTTTACTAAGTCAAAGACCCGGTCAAGCAAGAGAAGAATTTGAACAAGATCAGGAAATGGCAGCAGCAGGAACACCTTTACCGGCAGTAGTTGCAGCAAGAAACCGTATTGGTAACTTTAGTACAATAGCTGATAGAGGTGTACAATCAATTGCTATGACAGAAATGACATATGAACTATGGATGCAAGGAAAAGCAGCATGTGGTTTGGATAATATGACAAGTATTACACAATTACAACCATGGTATTTATATTTAACTCGACGCGAAGATGGTGCAACATTTAGAGAAGTGTTAAAGAAGAGAGAAGTTGATCTTTTAAAACCAGATGAATTTATTAAAACATTGGGTATTTGGGAAGTTAAAACAAAAGATGAAAATCTCTTTTATCACCATTGGAGTAGACAAGGATTTGTTAAAATTGAGGATTCTGAAACAACAACGGAATACATTTGGACACCAAGAATAGCAAACGGTACTGTTTTAACTATTACAAACATGTTTGAACAAACGGTACAAGAAGCTTGGTTTAATGGACGGGAAATGAATAACATTGGTCCTATAGACAGAGCTATATGGGAACATCATGTAAGAGCAGCTTTAGCTGTGGATAATCCAAGAGATCCTAATCAACAGCGTCTTAGAACTGAATATCGTGAAAGGATGCTTGATGTATTGGGACACATGGGAAGATTTGTTAGAACTTCAATTGGTTTTATGATTCCAATAGCTGTTCCAATAGCTGCTTCGGCAACTATAGTTATAGCAACAGCAGTAGTTATTCCACCAATGGCTTATCGAGCAACAGCAAACGTACTTACAAGAACAGTTGAAATTATTGGAGA